TGAACATTACCTGCTTCTGGCATGTAAATGTCGAAAGCACCTGACTGTTCAGTACCCTTTGTTGGCATAATATGGGCAATATGTAATGATTGAATACGCATTAGCGATCCTTTGTTGTTAATGGGTTGTTGATAACTATTGTAGATACTTAGAAAGACACAAAATATGTTAGACCAAGCTTTAATCTCGGATGTAGGGGAAACTCCACTTACTAATTGGAAGAATGCACCAACTATCCGTGATTTAAAACAGGATATGCAAGATGCCAAGCCATCCCATGATGCGCAAGAAGGCAGGATCACGACTTGGTTAGATAACTTGAATGTGACTGGTAAAGCTAAAGTTGATACACCCAAAGGAAACTCTAGGATTGTTCCTAAGCTCATCCGAAAGCAAGCTGAATGGCGTTATGCAGCACTGAGTGAGCCTTTCCTTAGCACTGATGATGTGTTCAATGTACGTCCTGTAAGTTGGGAAGACAGGGAAGCAGCCCAACAAAACCAATTGATGTTGAATCATCAGTTCAATAACCAGATTGATAAGACACGTTTTGTAGATGAATACGTTCGTGCAGCCGTAGATGAAGGTACGGTGATTTGTCGCCTGGGTTGGGCCTTTGAAGAAGAAGACTACACCAGTGACTTTCCTGTTGTTGAGTTCATAGTCAATCCTGAAGTTGCTCCAATGATTGAACAACTGGAGAAGATGAAACAAGAGTCCCCTAGCGTATATGACACAGACGTTCCTGAAGAATTAAAGCAAGCACATCAAATGTCAATGGAACAAGGACAACCCATTGAAGCTAGGGTGACTGGATACAAGAAAGAAACTAGAAAACGGACAGTAAAGAACTGCCCTACTATTGAGATTTGTGACTATAGAAATGTAACGATTGACCCCACTTGTTTTGGTGATGTAGAAAAAATAAGCTTTGTAGTATTTAGTTTTGAAGCTTCACTAGCATCCTTGGAAAAAGATGGTAAGTATAAGAATCTCAAGAACATCAATGTTTCAAATAGCTCAATATTGGGTGATCCTGACCACGCCACAACAGAAGATGCAGGTAACTTTAACTTTAGCGATACACCACGCAAGAAATTTGTAGTACATGAATACTGGGGTTTCTGGGATATTGATGGTAATGGTTCGGTCAAGCCTATTGTTGCTGCCTGGGTGGGTAATGTGTTGATTCGTATGGAAGAAAATCCTTTTCCTGATAAGGGGTTACCTATCGTAGTGGTTCAGTATTTACCAGTGCGTAGAAGTGTCTATGGTGAACCTGATGGTGCATTACTGGAAGACAACCAACGCATCATTGGTGCAGTCACCAGGGGCATGATTGATGTAATGGGCAAGTCTGCCAACGGTCAGACAGGCATTCGCAAAGATGTACTGGACATTACGAATCGACGTAAGTTCGATAAGGGACAAGACTATGAGTTCAATGCCAATGTTGATCCACGACAAGGCATTTATATGCATGTGTTCCCTGAAATTCCACAGTCTGCACAATTCATGCTGCAATTACAGAACATGGAAGCTGAATCGTTGACTGGGGTCAAGTCATTTAGTCAAGGTATTTCAGGTAATAGCTTAGGTGATGTAGCTGCTAGTGTAAGAGGCGCATTGGATGCATCATCCAAACGTGAGCTAGGCATCTTGCGTAGATTAAGTGCTGGCATCGTCAAGCTAGGTCGTAAGATTATCAGCATGAATGCTGAGTTTTTATCTGAAAAGGAAATTGTTCGGGTTACTAATGAACAGTTTGTGACCGTACACCGTGAAGATTTAACAGGAAACTTTGATTTAAAGTTATCTATATCTACAGCAGAAGAAGATAACAACAAGGCACAAGAGCTTGCATTCATGTTGCAGACGATGGGTAACAATATGGACCCTGATTTATCCAAGATGATTCTTAGTGATATTGCTAAGTTACGTAAGATGCCTGATTTAGCGAAAAAGATTGAGACTTATCAACCTCAACCGGATCCTATGCAACAAAAGAAAGCAGAGTTGGAGTTAGCCCTGATGGAAGCGCAAATTAATGCTGAAAATGCAAGAGCACAGCGTGATATGGCACAAGCACAGTTAGGTGGAGCTAAAGTTGGTACAGAACAAGCTAAAGCAGGACAATTAAAGAGTGATACTGACTTGAAGAACTTAGACTTTGTTGAACAGGAACAAGGTGTGAAACAAGAACGAGATTTACAATTACATGGTGAACAAGCGCGTAGTAATATGCAATTAAAGGCAATGGACCATGAATTTGAAAGAGAAACTCAAAAAGTTGATTTATTAAAAGAATACATCGCTAGTAAGAAAAAGTAGTATAGTACGTACTTTAATAACTCTATTAACTTAGTAAAGCAATGGTAAATTCAACTAGTGACAACGTAAGTGCGCTTAAGCAGGTAGAAGACAACATTAAACAGGCAACTGTGCATGTAGAGTTTGGTACTGCTGTTGAACGTCTGCGTACTAACCGGGATTTCAAGAAAGTAATCGTTGAAGGCTACTTTGAAGAGGAAGCAGTGCGATTAGTACATCTTAAAGCAGACCCTGTAATGCAGACTGCTGAACGACAAGAGTCTATTGTGAAGCAAATGGATGCTATTGGTGCATTAAACCAATTCTTTCAGACTAAGTTGCATCTTGCAGCTATGGCTTCAAAGGCTATTGCTTCAGATGAAGAAACCTTGGATGAATTGTTGAATGAAGGGGGTAATTAATGGCTACTACTGAATCAATTCTGAGTATGTTGGATGAAGATATAAGTAATCTTGATCCTTCGACACTTACTACTACTACTGAATCAGCACCAGTAGAAGATACTAGTGATCTAGTAGAGGAAACTAATGAAGATGAAGCTGTTACTGAAGTAAAAGAATCTTCAAAAGAGGAAGAAATTACAGAAACTTCTACTAATGATGTAAAAGACGTTGTAGAATCCCCTAGAGATAAACTACAAACTGATAAAGTTAAAGAAAATGTAGTTAAAGATACCGAAGTTCAAAAAGTTGAACCAGTAAAAACAGAAGAGATTGATTACAAGGCAGCGTACACAAAGTTGTTTACGCCTTTTAATGCCAATGGTAAAAAGATTACTGTTGATACAGTAGATGATGCTATTTCTCTCATGCAAATGGGAGCAAATTACAGCAAGAAGATGGCTGCTTTAAAGCCTAATTTTAAGCTTATGAAACTATTGGAAAACAATGGTTTGATGAGCGAAGAAAAGATCGGTTATCTGATTGATCTGGAAAAGAAGAATCCAGAAGCAATTAGTAAACTGGTTAAAGACAGCGGACTAGACCCTATGGATCTTGATGCTGATAAAGCGAGTGGGTACAAGCCCAATACTTACACTGTTGATGAACGTGAGATGGAATTGGATGTAGTGCTTGATGAAATTCAAGGAACATCTACGTATAACCGAACTCTCGATCTTGTTAGCACTAAGTGGGATGGTCCTAGTAAACAAATAATTGCTTCTACACCTCAACTGTTGAAAGTCATCAATGACCACATGCAAAGTGGTATCTACGATGTGATCAGTCAGGAGGTTGATAAGGAGCGTATGTTTGGACGCTTGAATGGTTTATCTGATATTGATGCCTACAAGAAAGTGGGTGATGCAGTACAAGCCCGTGGTGGATTCAATCATTTGAGTTCTCAAAATCCACAAAAGCAAGTTATTGCAGCACCAAGACCTAGCAAGGTTGATGAAGATAAGCTAAGAGATAAAAAGCGAGCTGCTAGCTCAACCAAACCTGCTGTTGCTTCAATGCCATCCAAGGATTTCAATCCTTTAGCTATGTCAGATGAAGAGTTCAGCAAACACGTTAATAAACAGTTTCTGTAAAGGATTAAATCATGGGTATGCAATATAACAACCCGCTGGGTGGTACTCCCGCCAGCATTGGTAGTCAGACGATCACCGACTTCTATCAGAAGAAAGCTCTGATTGAAATTCGCAAAGAACAATACTTCAGCCAGTTGGCTGATGTAACCTCTATGCCTAAGAACATGGGTAAGAAGATCAAGCGTTTTCATTACATCCCCCTGTTGGACGTGCAAAATTTGAATGATCAAGGTATCGACGCTGCTGGTGTCGCCATTGATTCGACTAAGTGGACTGCCTGGAATGCACTGAGTGTTGTGGTGGGTTCGGCTTACGCTACTGAAGCTGCTGCTGTTACGGCTGCTGGTTTGGGTGGTAAGGTTGCTCAGAACTCTGGTAACTTGTACGGTTCCAGTAAAGACATTGGTGTGATCAGCGGTAAGCTTCCTGCTCTGTCTGAAACAGGTGGTCGTGTGAATCGTGTTGGTTTCAAGCGTAAAGAACTTGAAGGTACTTTTGAGAAGTTTGGCTTCTTTGACGAGTACACCCAAGAGTCTTTGGACTTTGATTCTGATGACCAGTTACAAGAGCACATCAACCGTGAAATGTTGAATGGTGCTAATGAGATGACTGAAGATGCCATCCAGATCGATTTGTTGAACTCTGCAGGTGTTATCAAGTACGCTGGTGACGCTACTCAAAATAGCGAAATTGGTGCTGCTGATGTGGTGTCTTATGGTGACTTGATGCGTCTGTCCATTGATCTGGATAACAACCGTACTCCCAAGTCGATCAAGGTGATCACTGGTACGCGCATGGTTGATACTCGTGTGTTGCCTGCTGCTCGGATTATGTATATTGGTTCTGAATTGTTGCCTACCCTGAAAGCAATGAAGGATCTGCATAACAACCCGGCATTCATTGAGATCCAAAAATACGCTGCGGGCGGTGCTACGGTTACGGGTGAAGTTGGTGCTATTGACCAATGGCGTATTGTGGTAGTTCCTGAAATGCTGAAGTGGGCCGGTGCAGGTGCTGATGCTTCTGGCTCGGCTACTCACTATGAAACTGCTAGTCGTTTCGATGTATTCCCCATGTTGGCTATTGGTGACGAGTCATTCACTACCATTGGTTTCCAGACTGATGGTAAGACCGTGAAGTTCAAGATCACCCACAAAGCTCCTGGTGAAGCTACTGCTGACCGTAATGACCCTTATGGTGAGACAGGTTTCATGAGCATCAAGTGGTACTACGGTTTCATGGTTCTACGTCCAGAGCGTATTGCTCTGATCAAGACTGCAGCTTCTCTATAAGTCTTAGCTAAACAAAGCAAGGGTAGTCAACTACCCTTGCTTATTTATTTGTAACAAGGAAATCACAATGTCTGATATTGATATCGAAGAAGCTCCGGCAGTACCTGATGAACTGGCTGCTTTGAAAGCCCGTGCTAATCTGCTGGGTGTTAAGTATCACCCGTCTATTAGTCTAGAAAAACTGCGTGACAAGGTGAATGCCTCAATAGCCACCCCTGAACCAGAAGTTGTAGATCCCCCTGTAGTGGTTGAGGAGACAGTAAACCAACGACGTTATCGTAAGAAACAAGAAGCCAATGAGCTTGTTCGTATTCGTGTTACCTGTATGAATCCAGCCAAGAAAGAATGGGAAGGTGAGTTGTTCACCGCTGGTAATTCTTTGGTAGGGTCGTTTACCAAATTCGTCCCCTTCAATGTAGAAGATGGTTGGCATGTTCCTAAAATCATTTATAACCAAATGGTTCAGCGGCAATGCCAAATCTTCACATCTATTCGTGATGCACGTGGTAACACATCACGTAAGGGTAAGTTGATTAAAGAGTTTTCAATTGAAGTTATGCCTAAACTTACACCCACCGAGTTGCAAGAGTTGGCTCAACGGCAAGCAATGGCTAAGACAATTGACTAACTGAAAATAATCCAGGTAACTCTATGAGCGAATTAACAGTAGCAGACTTAACCCAGACTACCTTAGATGGTACTGGAGTATTTGATGTATTGATGCGTGCCAATAGAGCACATCTTGAAAAAGAGTTTTCTAACAATCGAATCAAAGGTGCTGAATACGCTACAGTTTACTTGGGTTCTCTTGAGCCAGTGCTGCGTACTTCATTGGAGTTTCTGTTGCAGCGGCAACGTAATTCCCTTGAAGCACAACTGTTAGAACAGCAAGTTATTCTGGCTCAGGTTGGTGTATTAAAAGCCAATGCTGAACTAGAAGTCATTACTGCTAGTCTTGCTAAGATTCCTCTTGAGTTAGCTCAGATCACAGCACAGACTGGTTTGGTGGAGGCTCAGACTGCAAATGCTGCTGCAGAATTGGCAATAATTCAAGCTAATGTATTGAAGATTCCTGCTGAAATTGCACACCTCAATGCACAGACTGCATTGGTAACACAACAGCGTCTGAATGTTATTGATGAACTGCTGACTGCTGAGACACAACGGCTGAAGCTTGTTCAAGAAACCACCAATCTGACCATTCAATATGATTTGGTTGAGCAGCAAAAGATAAATCTAGAAGCAGAATCTCTTAATATCCCTAAACAGGGTGAAGTGCTGGATGCTCAAGTAAGCCATACGCTCAAACAAGTTGCGCTTGCTGATGAAGAAATTCTTATCAAGAAACAACAAGTACTGGTTTCAGTAGCTGAAGTTGGTATTGCTACTGCAAAGCTTGCTAATATTCCCAAAGAAGGTTTGCAACTTGATACACAGACTGCTCTGGTTGAACAACAGAAGGTTAATCTCATTGCCGAAGCAGCAAATATTCCTAAGCAAGGTGACGTATTAGATGCCCAAGTTGCACACACTACTAAGCAAACTGCCGTTGTTGCTGAAGAGATTCTGATCAAGAAGCAACAGGTATTGATTGCAAGCGAAGAACTAAATATTTCTAAAGCCAAGCTGGTTAATATTCCTAAAGAAGGTGATCATTTAGAAGCACAGACTTTTTTAGTTACCCAGCAAAAAAATAACCTTGTTGCTGAAGCAGAAAACATTCCCAAGCAAGGTACGTTACTTACCAATCAAGGTTTAAAGGTTGCCCAAGAGACACTAAACCTTGCGGGAGAACTTCTTAATATCTCAAAACAAGGTCAATTGATAGATGACCAAGGTTTAAAAGTTGTTCAAGAAACACTAAATCTTACTGCACAGAAATTGCAGATTGAAGGACAAACCTTACTGACAGCACAGCAAAAAACTAATCTTGCAGAGGAGCTTGAGAACATTTCCAAACAAGGAACCATGCTGGACAAGCAAGAACTACAAGTTGTTCAAACGACCTTAAAACTTCTTGCTGAAACGGATAATGTTCCTAAACAGGGTGATTTACTTGATGCACAGAAGCTTCAGGTTGAAGGTCAAACAACTTTGGCAGACCAACAAGAGCTTAACTTAACATCTGAAAAGCTGCGTATTGAAGCAGAAACTTGTAGATTACAGGCCGATTATGATCTTATTACTCGTCAGAAATTTAAGGTTGATGAAGAAGCTGGTTTGTTGAAGCAAAAGACAGTCACAGAAACAGTCCAAACATCTGGAACTTTGTTGGATGCTAATAGTATTTTGGGCAAACAAGCTGCCTTATATACAGCACAGACTACTGGGTTTAAACGGGATGCAGAGCAGAAAGCTGCCAAGATCATGGTGGATGCCTACAGTGTGCAACGAACCACGAGTGAAGACCTTCCTGCAGATGGGTATGGTTTAGGTAGTGGAAGTGTTGCCGGTGTTGTTGGAAAACTTGTGTCTGGTTTGAATGCATAGTTAACTAAATATACTCAAACAATAAGGGAAGCTAGTCTTCCCTTATTGTTTACTAAAGGAAATGCTATGGGATGGAATCCGTTTAAAAGTAAAACAGTGATTACTGTTGGAACCACGGTATCCCGTGCCGTTGAAGATCACCTCATACCCTCTGCATTAAAGACAGGCGCTATTAAAGGCATCTTTTCAGATAACCAGTTGGTTGAAAATATCTTAGAAGATGTATCAAGTAGTTTGGCTATACGTACAGACCGAATGTACAGGTATGGTAAAGATGGTTATATCAACAAGTTACCTTCCAGTACCTTACTGTGGAGTGATCAAGGCAAGTCCAAAGTAATCTCAACGCTGAATACAAAACACAACGCATCAATCGTATTGGATTATTTCTACTATGGTATGTATAACTACAACCATTATGGCTGGGTTACTTTGATAGATAGTTATGGTTACAACACTGATACCAATGAGATAGTAGGATTAAAAAGGAGTACTGGAGAAAAAGTATTTTTAAAAGACATGGTTGTCATTGTTAATGATGACGAACTAGCTACTTTAGAAGCAGGTGCCTTGGATCAATATGGTATTGCAGCAACAGCAGGCCCAACACCTGAAAGACCTACACAAGACTTTATCCTTGGTGCATTAAAGACAGCTACACCTTTTCAGGTATCTTATGTGTTAGCCTCCTCAATAAAAATACTTTATACCTGGGAAGTAATCACAGTAAAAAAAGAAAATGATAAGGATGTAACTACCAAAAAGATTTATAACAACAGTCTTACTGTAGCTATTTCTGTAAGAAATGATACATCTGCTTACTTTCAAGCATCCTATTTTCTAAATAATAAAAGATGTTATTGGTCTTATCGTGAAGATGCAGGTATATATCCTCAACTTGATAATGATTTTGCTACTGTACGTAAAGCCAATGGTGACTATTTTCCCTTTGCCTATTTCAGATACAACAATACATCCTTAACAACCAATGTAAATACTGAGGAATTTAAGTCAACTAATAAGTTACTGAAGTACATTGGTTTGGATTATGCAGAAGTAGGTGCTGCCATAGAAGAAAATCCAGCAATTCAGGGAGCCTCTTCTGGATCTGAGACAGTAGAACAAGTGATACTTATTCTGGCAGTTCCTGCTGAAACCACGGTTGAAATTGAGAACAGATACCTATTTGATTACTTTAATAATATCTATGAAGCAACAGGTGGTTCAGGGGTTGGTAACTTGTTAGATATAGAAATTAGTATATGGGGCGCTAGAGGGCAGGTTGTTCCACAAGTAAGTAATATTATTGAAGACGCCAAGTTCAAGATGGCACTAACATTTTCGTGTATTGAACGTATTACTTCTATGGTGGTTATTGGAGAAAAAAACACACACACCAGTGGAAAAGGCTCTAAGGAAGTTGTAAAAAAAGGTACAACAGAGTATGGTGACACGACCTGGACAGTGAGTGTTCCTTTCTACTTTTACAAGAAACAAGTTACTAACAGTATTTCTCAAGAAATTCGTGTGTATGACCTACGCATGGCATACTATGTTTGGCAGGGATATTCGTCAACCAGTGATGGTAATGCACCCATACTGTTAATACCCTTAACTGAAGCCATCACAGGTAACTACACTAATTCAGAGCGTGAACTACTCTATGCCAGATCATTGCATTATGTATTCAACAGCAAGGTGGTTACTAAAGTAAAGTGGTATCAACAAGGTTGGTTTCAGATGGTGCTGCTTGTTGTTGCAGTAATCATTGCTTTCTATGATTACGGTACAACACTGAAAGGCTATCTGGCTGCTATTGCAGCCGGAACAATGACAGTTCAAACGGTGTTAATAGCCGTTGCATTAAAGATTCTTACCTATGTTGCTATTGGTTTTGCATTTAAAGTGTTTGTCAAAGCAGTAGGTATCAAGAATGCTTTGATCATTGCCATCATTGCCTTCGCTGTATATGGTATAGACACCCTTACAGCTGGTGGACTTAAAAATTTACCATTTGCACAAAAGATGCTACAGGTATCAACTGGTTTAACCAATGCAGCACAGGATGTTTTAAAGGATGCCTTTACTGACCTAACCAATCAAGCCAGCGAGTTTAGTTTGTATGTAGATAAACAAACCAAGTTGCTTGATGATGCAAGAGAATTGCTGTATTCAAACAGTAATTTACTTAGTCCATTTATTGTATTTGGTGAGACTGCTGATGAGTACTATCAACGTGTTTCACATTACGGTAACATCGGGGTATTGAGTCTAGATGCAGTAGGTTCTTATGTAGAAACTGCACTTACTCTACCCAAACTTCACGAAACAGTAGGAGATTACTATGTCTAATTACGCTAACCCTAATTATTATTCAACCAACCCATCGAACATGCTGCAAATGCAGGATTATGGACTTGTGGGTGGTGGTTCTTTCACAAAACGTCCTGATGAAGGTTTCCCTGTTAATTATGGCTTAGTAGATTCAATGGACTTTGCTAAACGTCCTGACAATCTATATGCAGGACAAGGATCCTGGTTAGACAGTTTACAAGGGTATGGTCAAGATGCTATTGATGGTTTTAAAGGTATCAACTGGTTAGGAGGTAC